ATGGCGAGGCCGACAAGGCCGCGGAGCGCGAGCTCGGCCGAGCCGTGAAGGCAATCTCGATCGAAGTATACCGGGAAGTGGCGGCCGCTCGAGCGAAGGCGCAGCTCACGGCAAAACCAAGACCGCAGCTCGAGGAGGTTCTAACGTGAAGCGAGAATTTCGCACGATCCACGGCGCGCAGATCCGCGCGAAGAAAAAGGACGGGAAGAACACGATCGAGGGTTACGCCAGTGTTTTCGATCAGCTATCCGTCGACCTCGGATGGTACCGCGAGCGGATCATGCCGGGCGCGTTTACCGAATGCCTCAAGGGCAGTCCGGACGTCCGCTGTCTTTTCAATCACGACCCGAGCGTCATTCTCGGCCGCACGAAAAACGGAACGCTGCGCCTCAAGGAAGACAACACGGGCCTCCGCTTCGAAGCGGATCCGCCAGACACCCAGGCGGCGCGCGACGTCGTTACCGTGATCGACCGCGGCGACGTCGACCAATGCTCGTTCGGAATGTATGCGCTCGACGTCGAGTGGACTCAGGAGCCGGACCCGTCCGATTCCTCGAAGCTCATCCTCGTCCGCCGTGTGAATAGAGCTGATTGCTTCGATACTTCGCCGGTCACGTACCCGGCGTTCGAAGGCACGTCCGTCGACGTGCGATCGATTTTTCCAGACGGTCCTCCCGATGACGTGCTCGAGCACGTTCCAGATCTGCGCTTCACGCGCCGCGCTTCCGATCGGATCACGGAAGACCAACGCGAGGCGGCTCGTCGCGCGGCCGCGAAAGATTGCGCTTGCGATTGCGCTGCCTGCCAGGACGGCGAATGCGACGAGTGTTCTGACACCGATTGCGAGGACTCGAACTGCACCGACTGCCCTGCGCAGGAAGAGGCACGATCGCTCCGCGGCGATTCGAAGCGCACCAAGCGCGTCGATGGCGAAGATCTCACGGCCGATTGCTTCGCATTCGTCGGCGAAAAGGATAAGACGGCGACCTGGAAGCTCCCGATCAAGTTCTCGACCGAGGAAAAAACCAAATCCCACATCCGAAACGCGATCGCCCGATTCGGGCAGACGAAGGGAATCCCGGCCGAGGAAAAATCGAAGGTCTGGAAGCGCATCGTCGCCGCCGCGAAAAAACACGGGATCGACGTCAAGGAAGAGGACTCGATCCGAGCCGGCATCGTCACCGACGACGAGCGCGACAAGATGCAGCGCCGCGTTGAAATCGCGAAGCGCGCTTAACGATTTTCGGTCTCTGCCCCGCGTCGGATGCGGCTGCGCGTGATAGCGCGAGCGGGCACAGAGGCAAACGAGGACCTCAGCGCGGAGCGCCGAGGGGCCCGAATCTAAAACACGAGGAAATAAGAAAATGAGTTTGAGCAAAATTAGGGAGCTCCGCGAAAAGCGCGTCGGGCTAGTGACGAAGGCGCAAGAGCTCCTGAAAAAAGAAGGACTGTCGGCCGAAGATCGGACCGCATTCGACGGATTCATGGGCGAGGCGGACACGATCAAGCTCGACATCGACCGCATGGAACGAGCGGAAGCGGCGGACGCCGAACTGCGCGGATCCCAGCGGCCGCCGAACGATCCAGTCGGAGGCGGCCAGCCCGATGCGATCGGCGAATACCGGACGGCGCTCCGCCGGCACGGCGCGAAAGCAATCGAACTCGTGCGGCCGGAAACCCGGGCGCTCGTCGAAAAATACAACGAGCAGTACTGGCAAGCCTTCCGCAACGTGTCGCTCCGCGGCCTCTCTGGAGTTTCGGACGAGGATCGCGCGGCGTTCACGGGCACGCGGAAGGAATTCCGCGACATGGGGATCTCGGTCTCGACGGACGGCGGCTATTTCGTGCCGCAAGGCTACGTCTACAAGATCGAGGAAGCCATGAAGTACTACGGCGACATGCTCAACACGTCGGAAATTCTCGACACCGCGAGCGGCCAGCCGTTGCCCTACCCGACCGATAACGACGTCTCGAACATGGGCGAGATCACCGGTGAAGGCCAGCAAGTCACAGAACAGGACGTGACGACCGGCCGGATCATGTTCGGGGCGGAGAAGTTCGATTCGAAAATAGTGAAGGTCTCCCTCGAGTTGCTGCAGGACTCCGCTTTCGACATCGAATCGTACCTGCAAAAGAAGTTCGCAATCCGCATGGGCCGGATCTACAACAACAAGTTCACAGTCGGCCAGGGAAATAGCGCGTCACCGGTCGAGCCGACCGGCATCATCACCGCGACCGTCGCGAACAACGGGACACCGCAGCTCTGGGGCGGTGGATCGGGTCCGGGCATTCCGGTAATCGCAGCCGGCGACCCGAACAACGCTTCGCCGGATGGCGGGAGCCAAGTCGGCTGGCCAGATCTCGTGAACCTCGAGCATTCGGTCGATCCGCTGTATCGGAAACAGGGCGCGAAGTGGATGATGCACGACACAACGCTTCGCTTTCTCAAGACGACTACCGATAAGTACGGCCGGCCATTGTTTCTTCCAGGCGTCGCAGTGAACGCTCCGGACACGATCTACGGCTACCCGTTCTCGATAAACAACGACATGGCGCAGATCGCGGACAACGCCGTGACGGTCGCGTTCGGGCAGCTCAATAAATATCTCATCCGCCGAGTGAAGGAATTCGCGCTCGTCGTGCTGAGGGAACGCTTCATCGATTACGGCCAGATCGGGTATCTCGGGTTCAGCCGCGCCGACGGCAATTTGCTCGACGCCGGCACGCATCCCGTGAACTACCTGAAACAGGCCTCAAGCTAACCCGGCACTCGAGCCTGATCTCGACGTCGGTATAGACGGGGGCGCCTGGAGCGATCTGGGCGCCTCCCGTATTTTTTGGGAGCTCACATGCTGATTCGTTTGAAAGATTCCGGCGAAGTCATCGACGTCGCAGTCGGCGTCGCCGAGGACCGCATTCGCAACGGACGCGCGGAGCTCGCAGCCGCGGCGAAGGTTCCGGAGAAGGCGATGGTCGATCCGCGCGAGCAGCGCGCGACCGCGCCCGAGCAGGACACCAAGCCGAAGAAACCGAAGGCACGATCCGCGCGCTAAATGGCGGGACTACAGATCGAGATTCCGGCCGCGACTTCCGCGGTCTCGCTCGCGATCGCGAAGCTCCACTGTCGCCTCACGAGCGACCTCGAGGACGACCTCATCGGGCTCTATATCGAAGCCGCGACCGAGGACGCCGAGGATTTCACTTCGCGCTCGTTTGTGAACAAGGGCTACGTCGAAGTCTACGACTCGTTTCCCTATTTCACGGACACGATCCAATCGCAACTGGCGTATCCGCCGGCGTACTACTCGCTTCCGCGCTACTCGACGACGCTGTGGAATTATTCGCAGATGGTCGGATCGACTACATCTCGAGCCAGGACGGAAGCCTGCAGACGCTAAGGCCGATTCTCGAAAACTGGCAGCCGGGCGTCGAATACTTCGTCGGCGACGAGATCGAGGACTCGAACGGAAACCTCCAGCAAGTGACGGCCGTCGCGGAAACGGAGACGCCGCCGGTCGAGGGCGAAACAATCGAAGAGGACGAGAGCGACGAAGAGGCCTCGGCCGTGAGCGGGACTTCGGCGCCTATCTGGAGTCAGGCGCTCAATGGCGCGGCGACCGATGAGGACCTGACCTGGACCTGCAAGAAAATCCCGGCGCCGGCCGGAGATTTTTATGTCGATCGGATTTCAGAGCCTCCAAGAATTTTTCCTGGCGGGCCGGGCAACTTCTGGCCGTCGGTCCTCTACGTTCCGAACGCGGTGCAGATCCACTACACCGCGGGATACGGATCGGACGCGACGGCCGTTCCTGCGAAGGCCAAAGTCGCGATTCTCCAGGCGGTCGCGCACTGGTACGAAAACCGCGAGTCTGTCTCGCCGCTCGATCTGAAGAAAGTCCCGGAACAGGCCGAGCGTCTCTTGATGGGTTCGCGGGTCTGGGATCTTGCACCAACTCGGGGCTAACGCCTCAAAAAGGAGAAACACGAATGGCACGTACGAAACTTACTCCGGTCACGCCGCTTGGGCCGTACATCGCGAGCGCCGGCTCGGGCGCTCTTGATCTCACCGAGACGGCCGCGGATACGACGAACCTCAATGCATTTCCGATCACTGGACGGGAAATTCTCATCGCCCACAACACGGACACGGCTGCTCACACGATCACGCTGACGACGGCGCCGGACGAGAAGGGCAGAACCGACGACATCGCCACGTACTCGATCGCCGCGGGCAAAGTCTCATGCTTCAACTATCGCGGCGGCCTGAACGGCTGGCAGCAATCGGACGGCAACGCCTATCTGCAGGCGAGCGATCCGACGGTCAAGTTTTGCGTCCTTTTGCTTCCGAACTAGTCGCCGGCGCTTAAAGGGCCATGCCTCCGAACACGACGCTCCAGGCGGGAAAGCTCCGGCACTCGGTCCAGCTCGTTTCGCCGGACGCGGAGCAAGATACCGCCGGCGGATGGACGATCGATCAGACGAGCGTCTTCGCTACCGTCTGGGCGTCGGTCGAGGCACTTTCGGGCCGCGAGCTCTACGCGGCACAGCAACAGGTTTCAGAGGTCACGCACAAGATTACGATTCGCTGGCTCACCGGCGTTCTCTCGAGCATGTGCGTGATTTTCGACGGGCACTTTTACCAGATCATGGCAGTCCTCAATCCCGACGGGCGTCACAAGCTACTCGTCTTGCTCTGTAAAGAGCGCGACCTCTCGGCGCTCGAGGGCGGAGCGACGTCGTGACGGGACCGCTCGTCGACATCCACGTCGATCTCCGCGGCCTCGATCGTTTGCAGGATGCGCTCGAGAGTCAGCCGAAGAACGTCGCGAAGCGCGTCATCCGGAATTCGCTCCGGACGGCGGTCCGCCCGTGGCGGGAAGAAATGGGCGGCCGCGTCGCGAAGGGCTGGCACGTTTTTCGCAACGCACTTTCGAAGGGCAAAGGCCGCACGCGGGAATTCGGTTTTATCTCGACGCACATCGGGATCAAATCGCGCGTCAACGCCGACGAGCTCTCCGGATCCGCTTCGGTCGGTCCAGTGAAAAAAGGTTTCTGGTCGCTCTTCCTCGAGTTCGGGACTTCGAAGTCGAGGCCGCGGCCGTTCATTCGCGCTTCCTACGAGGCGCGAAAGCAGGACGTCCTCGAGGCGTACACCGAGCAGGTTCGCGCGCAGCTCAAGGATCTCGGGCTCCGCTAGATGCTGATCGAAGGCCTCAACGCGCTACTCACCGGCGCGAGCTCCATCACCGCGATCGTCGGAACCTCGGCGACGCGCAGTGACAAGACCACGGGCGTCTGGGCCGGGCAGATGAAAGAGGGAACGCCGATGCCCGACGTCGTGATCTCCGAATCGCCTGGCGGCGAGACGTTGATGACGATGGAAGGGCCGGATGCGCTCCGGTTCCGGCGGTATCAATTTTCCTGCTACGCGAAAAGTTATCTCGCGGCGAAGCAGCTCGCCGCAGCGGTCCGGACCGTACTCGAGAATTTCACGGGCGAGCTCGAAGACGGCTCGATCGTGCAGAACATGCAGACCACGACGGAGTTCGACACGTTCGAAGAGGACGCGTTCATCTACCACACTCCGCTCGAGGTCTCGATCGCGTGCATAGAAAACACGGAGGACTAGCGAAATGACGATTCCAGTTACGACCGG